GTGGTTTCGGTGGTCATGCTTTCTTGAGCTTCCAGATGGTTTTGGGTGAGCCGTGGCAAGTGGCGCTGCGCTGCTTGCCGTAGCCGATGGCTTCGATGTGGCCGTCCTTCGCGCAGCGGCGGGCCACGTAGCCCCATGCGCGGTTGTCAGGCGGGGCGTCATAGCCCAGCTTCGCAGCCCACACCCTGACGTCCTCTGTCATGAAGCCGTCCGGGTGCTGAATTGCGTACAGGATGAAGAGCTCTTCAGCGAAGTGCGTCCAATCCAGTGACTCGCGGTCTGCGTGGGATGCTGCGACCGTCATCCCTGCTTCTGCGCCGATCTCGGCCAGCTTGTCGTTCAGCACGGGGATCATCGCTGCACCCCCTGCAAACGGTCTGCGACCAGCATTGCGTAGCCAGCGATGTCCACCCACGAGTCAACGTAGTCGGGATCGCCGTTCACGATGCGGGCCATCTTGTGGCAGATCATGTCGAGTGCCTCTTGCTGGTCAGGCGCAAGCGACTTGTCCTGCATGACGAGCGAGTTATTGATCACGCCCTTCAGGCTCTGGGTGATGTTCGCCATACCAATGAACTTGCCGTAACGACCCCCGCGCTCTTCGAGCGTCTGGGTGATCTGGTCAGGCTGCTGCTGGGACATCTGCTTCTCCGTACTGGTTGCGAAGGAAAGAGTCGAGGTCGTCCTTATGGAAGCGCCATTGGCGACCGACCTTGCCTGCGGGAATGCGCTTCTCACGCGCCAGCTTGCGGAGCGAGAAGATGCTGATCCCCAGGTACTCCGCTGCATCGTTAATCGACATCATTTGTTTCTTCTCCTTGTGGTTGGGCAGCTTTGAGTTCCTGCCATTGCGAACAAAACGGGGCCACCTCGCAGTACTCTTCGCACCTGCGATTGCGTCCGGGACGTTCTTGTACGTGGTGCCCCGGCGGGATCTCGCCGAGGTCAGCCAGGATCGGGACAACACGCTTTGCGCGTTTGCCGCCGTCCTTCATCAGGGCGTAGGTCGTCCCTGTGTACCAGCGTTCTTCTTCATTGCATTCAGCCAACTCTTCGGTGTCACTGCGCTGATGCAGACTGACCCGACTTGATACGTAAGCCTCGCACTCTTCCAAGGTCCACGTAGGAATGTCAATTACGTGAATGGCCTGCTTAGGGTAATCGTCGCGGCGGAGCGACTCGCTCCTCTTCCAGTCACGGAAGATCGCCACAACCTGGAGCTTGTGAACCTCGTACCCATTCTGGTGCGCGAGCCAACGCAGCACGTTCAGTTGGCGTGTCCACTGCTCATCGCCGCCAGCCTTGAAGACTGAGCAGACCTTCCAGTCCTGCAAGACGCCATCGCCCAGGTGCAGCCTGTCAAACTGGCCGCTCACCTTCCAGCCGTTCACTTCTGCGTAGAGGCGCTCCTCAACAAGGGCGCTTGTCTGAGCCCGCTCGAGGACGGTGTGGACCGCTTGTCCCATCACTGCCCACACACGCTCGGAGACGTCCTCCACAACTTCCGCCTTGTGCTTGCGGTAGAGGGTGCGCCGACGAGGCGAGTCAATCAGCTTCGTTGCGGAAATGTCACCGCCGCCCTGATACGGATCGTTCAGGACGGCGTTGACGAACGCATCCGGCAAGCCGTGAATGTTCGTGTAGAGGCTCATGTCAGAACGGGACGTCTTGTTCGCCGAAGCCTTCGTCGCGGCGTTGGCGGGGAGCCGAGCTCTTGGCTGCGTACTTCGGGTCGGGCAGCTTCAGGACGCCGGCCTCGAAGGGGTTGCCGTTCTTGCTGACCTTGTTCCAGAGGGCAACCTCGTACTTGGTGCCATCGGGGAACGTCACCGTGCCGGTGCGGGTCGGAGCCTTGGGGCTGGTGGCCCGGTTGTTCTCGAACAAGATGATCTCGATCTGGTTGTTGTAGGTGGCGCTCATTTCTTTCTCCTAGTTCACTTGGCTTGCAAACGAGCGATGGCTTCCTGGGCTTTCGCCATCGGGAGCTCGCTCAACGTGGTGATCCCGTACGCCTTGCAGACGGCGGCGACGTCAACGCCTTTCGCCTCTGCCAGCTTGGTGATCGTCTCGACCTCGAGGGCGGAAACCTTCGGGCCAACGGGTGCTGCCGGAGCAGCGCGACGAACAGGCGGTGCAGCGGTCGCTGCGTTGCCATCGTCGTCTTCGGGGGCAATGCCGCATGCAGCCATCAGGCTGTAGCGACGGGCATAGGTAAGCGCAGAGCCGTAGCCCTGGGCATCGTGCTTGGACGAGGGAACGTGCAGCTTGCCTGCGCTGTACGTCTCGCCGCTCTCGTGGATGAACACCGTCTCCACGATCACGCCGCTCTCGCACTCGCTGGTCTGTTGGATCAGGGCGATGCCGTTGTCGTTCAGCG